TTTTTAATTCAGCACTCTGGTGTGTTTGAAAACCTAATTTTTCAATCTGCGATAACGGGATAGCCCCTAAGACGGGATCCTGAAGTTGCGGGGAGGAGAATCTACCTGGTTGGATACACATTTTTAGTCACTGATGGCTCTGAAACGCGTGGTGGCGTCAGACAGCATTTTGTAGGTGCATGGAGCGTTTATGTTTTTTTCAATCGTGCAAAACCGTGGTTGGTAAACCAAAACAACAATCGTGTTACGTTGTAAAAATACACAGAAAAGGTGGAGATCACTTTACGCATCATTATAGTTTAAAGTGTTGCTAGAGAATCACTACACCTCTCTTATTATGGATAATACCGCTTTCAATTTACATAAAATCATGAAGAGTTGTTCAAAAGAAAACTCTGGTCTGCACGAAGACCTTAAACCGTACATGGGTGACGCAATGTACACAAGCAGCGACAGTCACGAGACCGTTGGTGTAACGCAACCAAACAGTTACAAAGAGATTGAGTTTGAAAAACGATTATCTTATGATCCTGAAGTAGATTTGATTAAAGAGTTGAACAGAGAAAGAAAGTTCGAACCCAGTTCGGATTTGCAAATGATTTGTGATCGTTTGGGATCACTGTATGAGAAGAGATTCAATCGTAGAGCTTTGGGTTTTACGTATCATGAGTATGTCAAAACCGATTTTTACGTTTGTTTCTTGTCAAGAACTATGCTTTTGAGAGTCTCTAAGGATAAATTGAGATTTTACCAATCTAAATATTTGGATAACAGTACTTTTTATTGTGCTGTCAAAAAATATGGTAATTGTGTGATTTGCGTTATATCTGAAAGAGCACGTTCTTGGAAGCCCCAGATTGGATTGAGTGAAATAACATCGAGTTTGTACGAATCCATTAAAACGCCTATAGTATTGTTATCCAACGTCAAAAGCACTGTGAATACCATAACATCTATGACGATGAGACTATTGTTAATTGATTTAGTGTCTTTTTTACTTTCATTGAGAGATGGAGCTTTTACTGGTGAAAAGGTAATAGCTTCTATGCTTAGTATATATACTATGCACTATAGATTGATGGAATGTTGGGGTTATAAACCTCAGACTTCTGTCACGGTAACGGATTTGTTATTAGGTCTAACTGCGTTAGGTTTGCCCACTAAGGTTTTAGAAGCTGTTAAAAATTTTACTTCGATAACCGGAAAACGAATTTTTGAATCTGATTTTTTCATTTCCACAACACAAAAGATGTTTGAGAGTTTGATCACTATTATAGAGCATTTATCAACACCCATATTTGGTATGTCTGTAGTTCCTGAATCAGTTACTGTTGCCCTTGTGAAGGTTATACGCAAGGTTGGCACGACATTGTTTTTGCATTCTGATATAAAGAATATATGTGATCTTTATTCTAGATATGTGACAAACCCCCAACATCTTTTTGATCCAGCCTTTCGATCTCAAATAATGAATACTTATGAAAAGTTAAAAGGTGATCCAGCTTTCTTGGATTATGTTTCTAACTCTAATAATAGGTATTTTAAAACTACTTGGGATCTTTTTGAAGCTAATGTTGTTAAAAGTTGTAAGGCTTTTGACACATCAGGAAGAAAAGAACCCATATGTTTTGTTTTTGAGGGAGAAGCCGGATCTGGTAAATCGGCATTTATGAATTCATTTGTTGCATTGTTGGTGAGGAGCGGTTTAACAACATATTGTCATGCTGTTCCTGCTGCTGAAGACGGAAAGGATTTTTATGATGATTACGAAAATCAAGATGTATTTGTTATCGACGATGTAGGGCAACAAGGAAAATCTCAGTGGAGGTACCTCATAAATTATGTATCCCCTGTGAAATATCCTTTGCCTTGTGCTACTGCGTCCAAGAAAAATACCAAGTTTTTTAATTCTAAGATTATAGTTTGTACAACTAATCATTTTAGTGATTTAATTGGTTTTACATCTAGCGATTGTATATCAGAACCTGAAGCTCTTTTTAGAAGAGTTCATCTGATCAAAGTTACTAGAGGTAACACACCTGATTTTACTCAAATTTTTAGTTACCACAAGTTTGATCATATAGGATCCCATCGTTGGGAGCAAGGTTTTATAAACCAACATTCTTTGAAAGATCCTAAGGAATTGGAAACTGTTTTTGACACTTCGCGATTTTCTACGATAGAGGATAGAACTTTGGCTTCATTAACTTGGATGTTCAGGGTTTATAATCATATTCAGTTGTGTGAGAAACGTGTAGAATCTGTTTTGAATGTTTCTAATCAGCAACTTGATATGATCATAAATTCAGTGCGTAGTGGTGAAGCACAGTTGTTTCAATCTCAATCTTTTAACATTCTACGTTCTTTAAGATATTATTTTTGTATTTCCATGGATTCAGTTATAGATGTTGTAGCGATTATTGATGAGTATATTGGGTATTTGATGCATGTGATTGGATCGCATGTGAAATCTTACATGGATATGGTGAAATTGTTTGTTGAAGAAGAAGTACCTAAATTTTTCCAAGGATGTAAGAACTTAAATTTATCTTATTTATTTGGTGGCATATTTGGTTTGACAATAGTTGCTTTCTTAGGTTATGCCCTAGGAAGTAAACAAGATGTTTTGTCAACACCAGAATTTGTTCAAGATAATTTAGATTTGAGTACTTACTGTCTGGAAAAAGTTAAGTTGTTGGATATTGAGATAAAGTCTTTTTACCCTCAAGTTGACGGAAACGATAGCGCCCGTGATTACAATCAACGCATATCAGAATTGCAGTCTAGTTGTAGAACTTTAGTATTGCGAGAAATGAGTGGTATGCCTGAGGAGAATACACAATGTGTGGTTTCTGGAAGACGTATTCTTATTCCTGCCCACATGAATGTGGAAAATAGGTTGGTCAATATATATAGAAGTTGGGAACATTATAAGAACAAGCATGTCGAAAGAGAAAATCTTAGATTGAAGCTAGTTAAGTCTTATTTTGCTTCTGATTTAGCTGTGTATGAAATAACTAACCCCGGACCACCTCCATATAGGTTAACGAAGATATTTGACTTGTACAGAACAGATGTTTACGACTTTAAAAATTTGTATTTAATGAATTCCACAGGTTATATACGTTTGGATTACAATGTACATGTCAAAAAGAATAACGAGACTGTGTCTTATTCCACCAGTCTTGGAAAATGGGAGCATAAGCCTGATTCTGGCTTTTTTACCCCTTTTTCCGCCGCTGGTGGGTGCGGAACTATATTAGTAACGCCAGGTCATGGAGTCCTTGGATTTCATGTGGCTGGTAGTTCTAATGTAGGTTTCTGTGTGCGCCCTCCGAAACAAGTATTTGAAGATTTGGTTCATGTAATGAAGGATACTGATCATTCTGATTTTGATCTTGATTCAAAAATAATCCCTAATGTTTCAGGAGTTAGAATTAAGTACGAAGGAGAAATTGATCAAGTTAGAGCTATAAGTGACACTTCATTTGTTAAAACTCCACTTCATGTAGATTTTTGTGATGATTTGAAAAACCTAATAACTGATGTAGAGCAATCAGAGAGATTGGAAAATCCTTTATTATACACGACTGTGCCTAAAGAAAAAATTGATTTTAAAGCCCCTCCTAATTTTCGAGCCAATGGTACACCGGCAAAGACCATGAAGGCTATGGAGATGAAAGCTTTTAAACATCAAGGAGTCATCTCAAATGATGAATTGGAGTTTATGAGGAAGTATTTACGTAGCATTATGGTTAAATTCACTGATGTACCCGATGAGGAAGTAGCGTTTGGCTCTCCTGATTTACCACCTATAGCTTCACATTCTAGTAATGGAATAGGAGCCCCGGGTACTAAACATGATTACTTCGATTTTGTAAAGAAAGAAATTAAACCACTTATGTATGAATTAAAGGAAAAGGTTAGAATGGATGCTATTAACAAAACTTATGACTACCGACTGTTTGCATCTCGTAGTGCTTTTAAAGACGAGTTGAGAAAATCTAATAAGGTTGATACACCTAGAACTATAAGGGTTATGCCTCTGGGTCACACCTTTTGGTGTAAAAAGATTTTTGGAAGATTATTGAAACATTTTAAAGACACGCGAATGAAAACAGGTATTTCAGTTGGTTTTAACCCTTACAAGGATGCAGATGAACTGGCTAAGAAATTGCTCAAGTGCCGAACTACTGCTGATGCAGATTTCGGTAAGTGGGATGGTAGCGTAATGGAGTTAGTAATGACTGTTATAATTGAAACTATGGGTGAATTTTACACTGGAGATTATCCTTATATGATAGAATGGTTGGCCGCTACTATAGCCAGCTCGTTTGTTCTTATTAATGACGAACTTTGGTGGACCACACATGGCCTTCCATCAGGCTGTTGGTTGACTTTGCTTATTAACTGTTTGATTAACAAGTGTTTAACGGCATTGGTTATTTACAGGAATAAGCCACACGCAACAGTTGAAGATGTACATAGTGTAGTGGATTTTGTTACTGGTGATGATAAAATTGTTGGTGCAGATGGCGAGATGGGTGACTTCTTTAATTTGTTTACGATTAAGGAAGTGGCTGAATCTTTAGGCATGGATTGCACTAATGGTGACAAATCACCAATAACGGAACCTTCACAACCTTTTGAAAAATTGACTTATGTTAAAAGGCATTTTCGAAAACACCCTGTCCTTAAGAGGTATGTCGGTTGTTTGTCTCTGGATACTATATTGAATACCATCCAATGGATTAATGTAGATACAGATGATTTACAAACGGCAATGAATGGAAAAATGCGTGCGATGCAAGTTGAAGCATATTTACATTCGCCACTTTTGTACAGACGTTTGACAGATTTATTCATCAAGTATTATCCATTTGAGGCTTTTTTTACAGAACCTCAAGTTCTAAAGATACTTGATGCAGACTCTGGTTACGATTTGATCCAGGGTTTGAAAAATGGCAATTCAAATCAGTAGAACGCTACTATAAAAGGTGTAGGAGAAAACCTACTAAATAAACCATAGAGTCAACTATGTAAATAAAACCTTGTTGATCAGGATGGCAACCCACAGCCACAACAAAATTATACGGTTATGAAATAGAGCAGTAGCACGATCGCTCTAGCCGTGATTTTGTTGTTTCAAAACTTGTGCTATGCATGATTTTGCGTAATCGTGCTGAAAACTTTCATACGCAACAACATTACAAAATATTGATTATGATTTTAAGAAAATCTCTAGTAATGACTTTGATTTAAATTCACAGAACATGTCTACAGAAGTTGCTTCTATAACCACGCGAGAAATACAGGAAATCTCAACTCCGTACAACGATCTTTATATGAAAGTTGATATACCTGATTCTTATAGAGTTGATGCCCGATCTTTTATTGAGAGACCGTTTTACGTTGATGAAGTTGTATTTCCAAATACCGCCACAAGATATTCATTTTTGGCAAACAGTGTAAAATTTTTACCAGGTGATATAGCACGAAGTAATCCTTCGGTTCTGAATATGTTTAAAATGGCTGCTTATGGTAGGCCGGACATGGTTCTTAACGTATCTATGGCTGGCACTATAACCCATGCTGGTTGTGTGTTAGTGGGTGTTTTACCACCTATGCCTTCTTTTCCCACCAATGGATTTTACAACAAAAATTTGATAAATACGTTGATGAGCGGACCTCATGCTTTTTTGCACGCAAATGAAGCCACATCTGTTGCTTTGAATGTTCCTTGGTTTTGTAATACTGATTTGGCTACGACTGACATGGAGTTATCTGAAAGTTATCAAAACACTTTAGATATAACTGAGGTCAATGGCAATTATGCTACTCTGGTTTTTATGGTGTTGAATCCATTAGCACCATCGACTGGTTCTAGTTCATCATTGCGAATTGTAGTAGAAGCTTGCTTTAAGAACTTTGATTTAGCTGTTCCTACTCCTCGTTTTGTGACCTGGACCGCCCAGAGTGGTATACTTGACTTTGTAACTCATGGTATATCTGGACTTATTGATAATGCGGTTGGAGGCTTAAAGAGAGTGGCATCAGACGCATTGGATTATGGTAGAGGTATAATCAGAGACTATACTGGTTTACACAATCCAAATGTTCCGATGATACATGAACGCGTTATTACAACCCCACTGAATTTTCAAAATAACATTGATACAGCACAGTATTTTGAGAAGCTTGACCCTTATACTAAATTTGATAGGATTGTTAAGGAGCCCATCTTCGGATCGACAGTAGATGAAATGGCTTTGAGTCATATTTTAACTAAAAGACAGTTTATTGGATCATTTAAAGTTGGAGTTAACGATAATTTAGGGAAGATGTTATGGGCACGTCCTATATCACCATTCCAAGGTGGGATTAGGTCAATTCCTTTGGCTGATATTGTAGAAGTTTTTAACAATATTGAGCTCATTCACAGTTTTTCTAGGGGATGGAGAGGTGGATTGAAGATTACAATACAATCTGTTATGAATAACAAACAGCAATGTAAGTTAAAAGTAATAAAGTTGTATAATCCTTCAGTTCGTGTTACATCTGCCTATCCTACTTATCAAAGTATCGCTAATGCTCCTACACATCTATTGGAGTTCACTCAAGGAGGTCAAGAACATCAAGTCGACTTGCCGTACCTTTGCAGAAATGACATTACCCCGTGCGCAAATAATATGGATTTTGAGGCGTTGTTTCATGGTATGTATTATATCTATGTTGCCCAACCGTTGGTTAAGTCGGATTCTTCGCCAGATGAGATTGAATTTAATGTGTTCATAGAGGGTTGCCCTGACTTAACTTTTTATGGTTATAGCACTTCAAATACTTACCATGCAAATTTTCAGGTTATACCTGAACCAACTTCTCGAGATTCAGATCTTGTGTTTGAGGCTCAATCCGGTAATTCGATGAAAGTTATGAACGAACCCCAGAGTCAAGATAAAGAGCATGTGGTTGATACCAAGGATGTTCAATTGACTCATCTCACGCGTTTGATGCCCACTTTGGACATTAGACCATTCATTAGGCGTATGTATAAATCTGACGTTAGGGAAGTGCGGGTAGCACCCTTAGAAACTACCAACACAGTGTTGAGGCTAGGCGCTATTTTAGGAGAAGATCCCAATTTTTGGCGTTATACACCGATAGAAGCGTTTAGCCGTATGTATTACGGGAAAACGGTTGGCTTTAAGTTCAGATTAATGCTTACAATTAATAGAGTGGTTGAACAGGAGTTAGTATCCGATGTTGATCAGATCGGTGTTAGAATTTATTATTTACCACAAAATATCAATGGCTTAGTGAATTCTAAAACCATAGTATCTGCACCATGTAATACATCGTTTTTTCCTAGTCCACATTCCGCGAGCAATGAATCGATTGTTTTACCTTTTCAAATAGTTAGCAAGGAGTCTAATAAAACCCACGTTATCTATGAATTTATGGTACCAGACACTTCTTTTTATAAATTTATGGGAGGTCCAAATAAATTTAGAGACTTTAACCTAGATGGCAGTGTTGATGTTCTATCTCAAGCAGACTTTGGTTCAATTGTCGTACAGTATACGAATTTGAACATAGCTCTTAAATTTGAGGGAGTGACGGAATTGTTTGTAGGGCTAAGTGACGAATCTAGATTAGGATTTCACGTGATTGCTCCTGGAGTAAAGGTTTACAAAGGCACGAAGAGCTTGTACCTCGGAGACAATAACACTTTTACGAATCCAGCCGGATCGAATTTGAATCCTTTTGTTTATAGAGGAGGTTTTCTGTAGGGTGATGCCTTAAATAATCCGTTTGGTACGCGAAAGATACCACACCGTAATACGAGGGGTGTATAAATATACTCGTGTCACGGCAAT